CCAGAACCAACCTGAACATTACCAGCCTGAACATTACCAGTTACAGTTACTCCATCACCAATAAATTGATCAGAATAGACTGTTCCCCATCTGAATGTAGTTGTACCTAAGCTCCAATTTGAATCAACGGTTGGTGTTATGTTTCTTACAAGTATAGAATCATTAAAATTAGTAGCACCAGTAAAAGTAGAAACACCAGATACATTCAGTTGTTGAGTTTGTGTAGTTCCAGAAATAGTAACACCGGTACCAGTGGTTTCAAATTTCTTAACACCATCATAGTAAAGATCTACTGAATCATTAACATTAAAATCTGCTAGTTTTTCTAAATCATTCCAAGAAGTAATAGTAACCCCAAGAGATTGCAGATTTAGCAAACCATATGATTGAATCCAATTGGTAGTTCCATCGTGAAAAAGTCTAAGATCGGTAGCATCACCAAAATTTAGTCTTCCACTAGCTGCACTAGGACTATCGGGTAGTGAAATGTTTTTATTAGCGAAAATATTTCCAGTAAATGTAGAAATACCAGAAACGACAATAGTATCTGACTCAACAGTATCTGACTTGATATTGGCAGTTTGTGCAATACCAGTATTATTGACAGTTACATCTCCAGAAGAATTGCTGATTGAGATACCACTTCCAGCAATGATAGAATTAACAACACCTGATGATAAATTATTTCCATCTCCAAGAAGAGTGTAAATTTCATCAAAATTACTAATGATCTTTTCTGCACCAGATAACAGAGTATCTCCTGCACCATCATTAGGTGTAGTACCTGTGCTTATACCTTGCTTTGCCATGTGCAGAAGATTTTAAAAGTATTTATTAAGTATAATTGTTATATTTTAGAGAATCTGATCTAGTTATCAAAGATCCTGTTGACAGTCCTGATATTCCCATATTGTTATATGAGTTAAACAGATTGTTGCCAGATCTATTAGAAACATTGATTTTACCCCAACTAAACTCACCAAAACTGAAGTTAGAACTGATACCACCTTGATAAACAGAAATTACTCTGCTATCAAATGTATAGTCAATGCTATCAAATGTGATATTAGTTGTACCAAAAGTGACAGTACTGATTCCTCCAACATTGGTAGTAATTCTTCTAATAGCAGTCATTCCTATTCCAAGAACATCAACTTGTAGTATTTGTGCTGATTCAACTTGATAGGTACAGTCAATAAATTGTGTTGTGATACCAAGAATAGATTGATCAATATATTGACTGATGACATCATTGCCTACAAAAGGAACAACACTCAGGTTAGAATTAAAAATAGTAAAGAAATCGCCAGTGCCAATACCACTGACTGTAATGCCAGATCCAACATAATTAGGATCTCTCATAAATGAATCTTTATCAATAAAGAAGTCCAAGATAAATTTCTGAGAATTCCCAACAGTAGTAATACCAAAACCAACAACTGAACCATAATCACCTGAATAAGAAGATACAGTCATTTCTTCTTTAGATAAGACAGGAGGTTCTATAAGAACAGCAGGAAGATTTGTTGATGTATATCCTGTTCCTGCTTCAGATATAATGAATGAAGTTACCTGTCCATTTGTTACAATTGCGCTTGCTAAAGCATTTGTTCCAATTCCAGAGGAAATGGAGACATTTGTAGTAGAAGATGTATATCCAGCACCTGCATTAGTAATATTCAAATCAGTGATTGAACCACCTGCAGATACAGTTACTGTTACACTTGCTCCTACTTTTGCATCTTGTGATACAATTTGAATTGCATTCTGGAATGCCTTGTTAACAGCTTCATTATTGGAGTTGAAGAGAGGTCTTACACTATCAACATAAGCAATTGTTGTGCTTATACCAAATGATTGAATCAAATATGATGCAGGATAAATTTGTGGTTCGTATTCAATTCTATCCTTGCCAATATATTTGCCATTGATAAATTTATCAACAGATTGCTTACACCAAGTAACAGGTCTAAGTATAGATTGATCACTAGTAATTCCAGGACCACGATAGTTATTGGTTTCAACAGAATCAAGGGTATTGATACCTGTAACTGTTCTTGAATTTTGATTTAATGTGATTGCTTGACCTAAGTCTGGGTTATTACTAATATCTAACAAATCACCAGTCTTAATAGTCTCTAAAATATCTGTAAAGACAACATCAACACCACCAGAACCCTTATAGAAAATAATTTTAGAAGTATCACCACTATTTTCAACATCAGTTAATCCTGCTTTAGGTGCTTCAGCAAGTGTGATCACACTACCACCTTCAAACTCATATGCAACACCAGGTTCCTGGAGGATATCATTGATGAATACTAACAGGGTCTTATCCACCTCAATATTTGAACCAGGTTGAGATCTGATTGAAATTGGTTGATCATTAATAGAAAGTTTAAATGACTTTTGAGATCCATCAAACTGACTATCTAATGCATCAAATACTTCAAACTCTCCAACACTCCACCCATTAAACTGATCACTGTAAGTATCCTCAATTGTAATTTGGAACTCTTCAAACGACAAACTAGGATTGACTGGTATTCCAGTTAGTCCACCAATAGGGACAGTCAAAATCTGTCCAGGTCCAAAAGCATAACCAGAGTTTCTGAGTTCAAAATTGATAACACTAGATCCTTGACCTACAACAATATCAACTGTTGCACTCTTTCCAATACCTGTGGGACTAGAAGCAGAGTACTCAAGTGGAATATCTGTGTAACTTAAAGGTGAATCAAATACTACAACAGGTGGATTAGATGCTGTATAATCAGAACCAGGATTAGTGATATTGATACTTACAATATGTCCACCTTGAATAGTTGCTGTTCCAATATTCTCAATTGAAGGAATGACACCATTGAATGTCTGAACACCAACATTAACAATTTGAGAACCTGACCTATATCCAGAACCACTATTTCCAATACTGATAGAAGATACAGTACCAACACCAGATATAGTTGCTGTTCCTGCAGCAGAAACCAATGGTTGATAACCATTTCCTTCTGTTGATCCAAGAGAAACAATTACTCCGCCTGCTGGGAAATTGGACTTGTTGAAATCATAACCTTCTGGTGTTCCAGAACCATTATATCTGATGGAAGTGATTCCACTATCTTCAATAATATGATAATCCCCTTGAATTGCTTGAATACCTTGTGGTGACTGGTATATGTTATTTGTAAGAATAACTGTATCATAAGAAATTCCAGAAAGATCAGAACCAGAAGACTGAAGTGTAAAAGTACTGCTTACTCCAGTGAAACTACTAGAGAAGTCATCAAAGACATTATTAAGATGATATGTTTCTAGAGTTGTTCCTGATCCAGCACGCTTCATAAAGGTTCTACCCTGGAATGAAGAACTGGATGTGATACCAGTCCAATCTCTCTCATCTGGAGGATTAGTTGTTGAACTTAGTGGAATATTGCCATAAGGAGCAGAAGAGAAAATAATCGAATTTTCTACAATATTATAATTGCCAGAATACTTGGTGATTGTTGCTCCAGCAAGATGTCTTGTCAGTTTAGTCCCCAATTCTGGTCTAGTTACTAAAAGGTTACTGGGAACACCAAAAGTTCCAACTGATTGAACAATCATAAATTCATCATCAATCTTAATAATATCACCAGAAGAAAAAGAAGAAACTCCTACAGTATCCAAAAGTAAATCAAACAAAATATTTTGATTAAGTGTGGTTGTAATTTTGGTTGTAGCAACTGGTGCCTGAATCATATTATCAACAGCAAGTAATGCTTTTGCGTTTGCATTCTTAGCAGTGATTGTATGTGATGCACCTATGCCAACAGAATTAAGAATAAGAGTAGATGGAGGAACAGAAAGAGCATCTTCTGCAGTAGCAGCAAATTTTAATTTACTTTCATCAATCTTAACCAGGAAAATCTCCTCTGGAAGTAAGTCAGTTGAACCAATACCAGGAATGATAGCAGTGGCAATACCAATACCGGATGTATGACCTATCCCTGGTGCTCCATATGTAACACTCTCACCACTTACAAAGAAGTGATTGGGGATTTGAATAAAGTCATTGTCTAGGTCAACAACAATTGAACTTGATCCATCAAATCTTCTTCTGAAAATTGGGTTTCCTTTATGATTAAGTTCAAATGATTTCTTGAGACTTAGTTTTGTACCTGAATAAGTATCATCATTTGTATTAATAATAACATTGTTAAGATCAATATCTGTTGGATTTGAATTTTCAGTAGTAATCTGCAATTGATTAAAATATGTCCTGACCTCAACTGCTTTGTTGGCAACTGGAGTATAAACAATATCAAGACCATCAGTAATTCTACTTATTCCAATAGTTCCAATGCCTGATCCTGTTGCTGTATTTGCATATTCAACACAAAATTCATTAGATGATGAATTGATAGCAGCAAATTCAAACATCTCATATTCACTATCAGTTGTATTCTCCACAACAACAATACAGTATGTTGTCTCATAAGGTGCAATATAAGATGAAATTGCATTAGTTGTTGGTGAAGCTGAAGCAGAAATTGATGAATAAGAAGAACCTACTCTAGTAACGTCTAAGTCAAAGGAACCAGTAGAAGTTCCATTATCAGAGATAGCCACAACAGCAGAATTACAATGAAGTGTCTGTGTAGTATTACTGTGGAATTCAACAATAATATTTCCACCACTAATTCTTGCACCAAATGTACCTATTCCTAAATTATAAGTACTTTCTGACTCATTGATGCTTCCATACTCAAGAAGTGAGACATCTGTGCCATCATGTATGATGTTAAGTTCAGTTGAATAGAAAGTATCTGTGGAGACCTCTTCAACCATTGAGAGGACCTTAAGTGCTCTGTACGTGGTTCCTACAGAAACAAGTGTTCCTGTAGAACTTGCAGGTATAATAGATCTCTGACTGAATACACTAGATACATCACCATAACTTCTAGTCCCAGTAGTAGTCTTATCATCTAAGATACTGAAAGTGACAGATGATACATTGTATGAGTTTACTTCATACTTGACTGGGAAGAATGTAAGGTCCCATCCACCAGCAGTAGCAATATAATCAAAATAACCAAGGTATGGGTATGTCTCAAGAGTTGCATATTGATTCATATAACCAATATTATCATTCTGAATTAGAGAGACAATAGAGAATTGTCTCTCATCAGTAAATACTTGATCTCTTGCAAGAGTTATAATTTTGTTGTAGGTATAGTTTGATTCAAATGTCGCAATTGATTCATAGGGTTCTGCTCTCTCATTGCTATTAAATTGAGTAGAAACATCATCAATACTCAGAACTCTATTACCAACAGACTGAAAGTAATCTGATAGAATTCTATTATCAAAGATAACTTCATTTGAGAACTCTTCTCCATTTACAACGAAACTTGTTTCAGTTACATTATCATAATCATAGAAACAGTTTAGATCACCTTTTCCAATAAGATCTACAATTGTCTCAATATTAGAATCAACTGCATTGACAGGAACTGATGCCTGTCCAACAGGTGCTGCAGCACTCTCAATTTCAAAATCAGCAAATCTCTTAAATCCTGCAGTGTGATTTAATGCTCCAACTGCATTATTCCAACTATTAAAATCAACATTAGACTTCAGTGAATATGAGAAATTTTGATAGTACTCATTATTGGGAATTTTTTGCAGATTGTCATTAAGGAATCCAGTATTTCTATTCCAACCATTGATGATAGTTGTACCAGCACCTGTTTCAATTTCTGCCTTGAAATCATATTTGGTTTTAATAATACCTTGAGTATTTGAAGTGAGACCTCTAATATTTTCACCAAGATTGAATTCAAATGGTGTAGATACTTTGAGGATTTCTGTATTTTTATTCCAACTCTCTACATTGCCATTACGCTCCCCATTAGTTACTTCCTCATCCAAGAAATAATCATTTTTCTTAAGAACTACATCAAAGATTGGGAACTGTGAAACTGGTACAATTCTTCCTCTTACAGGTGTAGTAACATTTCCAGGTTCTTGAGTGCCACTAATGACATCAGACATATCATAATCAATAAATGAACCAGTACCACCAAGATTTGTTTGAATCCCAATTACAGGGAAATATGCATAATTATATTGTGAAGAGTTATAACCAGTTCCTGTGGTGCCAACACCTACGTTGATTCCCTCAACAAAAATATCTTCTCCAACAACAAAAGGGAAGTCCTCTTCATCGCTGAATATTGTATTGAAGAATACCCTCACATTCTTGTTGGAATTGTTATAAACTATTGAATTGATTCCTATACCATTAGTATTATTGGTTGGTACAATTCTAGGCAATGTCTCATATAAACCAGTTGAATTTTTGATAATAGAAACTTGATTATCTCCAAGAGTATATGTAAGATTAATATCTTCGTTGATCTTATCAGTATACCCATCAATTACTACCAAATCAGGTGCTAAAAGATAGTTGATACCATTTGATGTAATTCCAATTCTTTCAATTGAATTAAGTGATTCAATTTCAAGAATTTCAGGAAGATTCGCCACTACTCTCAAAGTATTATCATGAGGATAATCAAAACCAATATTATTGGATGAATATCTGTAATTTAAAATCTGACCAATATTCTTACTCTTAGGATAAAGAATAGCATCAGTTCCAAAACCACTTCTTACCATAGTAATTCCAGGAAGACTTCTATATCCTGACCCAGGATTGCTAACCTCTAAATCAGAAATAGCACCATATGCAGTAAGAGAATCAGTATCATATGAAGGTAATGCATTAGTTCTATCATATGAAAGAATATCAGGAACTTTATTGATATTAAAAGTGAATGATGTTGTTCCTATTTCAGAAACTTTTTGTAAACCATCATAATCAGTAGGAACCAGATTGATTTGATTATATGAGGATACCTCACTGTCAATGATCATCTCTCTATTGACTAGAGGAGAGAATGTGGTGTTTGTGTTGCTGAATGAGTACCAAAGAACGGAAGGGACATAATCAGAAACAAACAAAGTTAAGTTTGCTGTTGCATCTACTCCAGGTTGACCACTCTTTGTAACTTCAAACTTGTTATCATTTCCTGAGGTAAGATAAAGTGATCTATAAAAAGAATCAGAATATATGTTTAAATCAAATGCAGAATATCTATTGCTGTTAGACACAAAAGACAGTGATGAATCTGAAAGGTCAAACTTAAGAGTACTATTTTTGCTTACATTAATAAGGGGGTTAATTTTAGAAAGAGTGCCAGCAGAAGATGTCTTGATATCTACAAATCTAGGTTCAACCTTATTGATCTCTGTTCTTTCTTCTACAAGTTTAATCCTTACAGGTGTGTTAACAACAACATAGTAGATACCTTCATTTACTAAACCACCAGAAGGAGTTGATGAGGTATAAATGACTTTATCACCAGTCTTAAATGGGTTGTTGTTGAAAAGTATGGAATCGTCAAAAGTTGAAATATCTCCAGATACAAATGATTTTGGATTAAATACTATCCTTCTGTTGAATTCATCATACTTTACAGTTACAACTACTTCATTACTTGGTTTAAGATCAATATTAACTTTATCTCCAACAAATAGACCATGTGTTGATGCTGTAGATACTGTGACTACATTCTTTTGTATTTGACCAGTAACAACATCATTACGTCTTGTTCTAAGGTTATGGTAAACTCCTGTTCCAACATTGGTGAAGTAGAGAAGCCCACTAGTGTCATTTACACCAATATATCTGCCAGTTATAGTAGAAATTCCAACTCTATTAGTTGAAAGTCCCACAAATCTATTTGAGATACGAACAGCATAGAATGTTCCTAAACCTGAAAGTGGTACAGTACTTGATGCTCCTACAGCACCATTCCAAGTATTGATAGAGTCACCACCATTGGTAGAGTACTCCACAATCTCATTCATCAAAAGACCATGGTTTGGATAGTATATTGATTGTGGTGGAATTGATACAACTGAAGCACCTGCTCCTGGATTAGAGAATGTGACTGTTGTTTCATTTCCTGTTCCCAATGCTGTTCCAAGTCCCAATGATTCAGCAGGATTGAAATACAATACACTATTAAGTCTCAGTGTCTGTGTAGTTCTTGCAGCACCAGAATTAATAGTAAATTTTCTTGGATCTTTGAAGATCTTAGTCAACACATTATGAGAAGTTCCAATAGTGCCAGACTGCTCTCTCAGAACTTGAATTCTTTGATTTCTTCTGTCAAGAGTGAGAACTCTGACCTTCTCACCACCAACTTCCATAATATCATCAGGTCTAACATATGGATATTGAATAGCACCCCCCAAATCAAAATAGGTTGTCATTCCTGTTACAGAAGTATCTCCCACACCAGTAAGAAGGACAAATGAACCAGTGGTTATACCAATTTGATAGTTACCATCTAATCCATCATAATATCTAGATAGACCAGAAATATTGACAAGATCACCATCAAACAATTTATGAGGATCTGAACTATATCCAACAAACTGTCCTCTTGATTCATGTGGAATGAACTCAATATCATAGACTTCTGTTGACGCTGCACTTACAGAACTTACTTTTTTGCCAAGTACTCTTTCTACCCTACCTGCAGCATTATTTCCTCCAGTGAAAGAGTTATCAAAAACAAGTTGATCATTTACTCTATAATCTTTACCTCCAGTAAAGATTCCAACACCTTGAATACCACCAGCAGATGCTGATATAATATCAATTTTCTGCTTCTTGTATGTATTTGAGTTGAAAATATAATCATAACCACTCAATGAATTATTCATATGGTATGGAGTGGTATTTCTAAACCAACCATCTTTTTCAATATTAAAATCTACATGATTAGAAGAAGAGGAGAAGTTAAATTTATTTGGATCAGAATTAAATGTATTACCAATTACATATGGAAATACTGGTCTTCTATAGTTTTTGAAAGATCCAGAAGTATCTGAAGTTTCTCTGATGGTAGTGAAGTAAGCGTATGTCCCTTCTGGATAATCAGGTGTAACGCAGTATCTTCCATTATTCTTATCTAAATCTCCAGTTGCTTTGAATACAAAGTCTTCAACAAAGAACCCATCTGTATATTGTGAAATAGGTGGTCTGTTTGTCCTATTCAGAGCAATCTCATAACCAGATATCATTCTCTTAATAGATCCGCCAGAAGCAGAATTAAATCCATATGGTCCATAGATTGGGTGACCATCATATGCCCAACCAAGAATTGGAGAGTGTTTTACAGAAGTAATTTCAATATCGTTCTGTTTCTTCAGATCACTCTCTGTGTAAATTGTATTGCCATTGGCATCAATTGCATATGTGCTTTCTCTCAGATATCTGGATGGATATAGATGTGAATATTCCAGTGTTTTGCCACTAATTGAAGTATCAACTATGCCATCATCTCCTAAAATATTAGGAAGATTTCTAGCAAATAGATTAATAGTCCACTGAGTGATATCTGTAAAAACAGTTGCATCGATTCCAGAAGGTTTGACAATAATATCAGTATCACTAGAGTATCCTGCTCCACCGCTAATAACTTTGACCTCTGTAATCACACCATTCAAAGTTATAGGTGTTAGTCTTGCAAAAGAACCTATTCCACTGATAGAAAGATCTGGAGGTGAATTATATTCTTTACCACCTTGATTGACTAGGACTTCTACAATTTTTCCATTAGAAATGATAGGAGTTAGTTGAGCTCCAAATCCACTATTGAATGTGACAACAGGTTGTCTATTGAAGTTTAAAACTTCAGAAGCACCATATCCAATACCTTCATCTATAATATTAATAGAATCAATAGAACCTCTGAAAACTGGTTGAACCTTACAGGAGAAGTCTTGATTAGTTAGTGTATTGACACCAATAGTTCCTTGTATAGTAACTGCAATTGGGTTATAGTTAAATGTGCCATTGCCCTCAGATTTAATATTTGTGAAAATATTATTATCATAGAAATAATCAGATTGAGTTTGACCAGTTCCTACCTCTGAGAGTGAGAATGTATTATCATCAATCTTGACCACATAGTATTCAGTGGTGGAATCAATACCATCAATGACAGTTGCTCCTGCTGTATATCTTACAATTTCCTTTTCGTTATAACCATGATTAATGATGGTAACCTGATCAATTGCAGTATTGACTCCAACAATAAGTCTCTTTTTATTCTTATAACCAGAACCTGCATTATCTACAATGATATTGGAGACAATTTTCTTTCTTTCATATGACTTGAACTCTTGTATACCAACACCATAATCTGTAATTACAACAGTATTGATTCCTACATTAGCATCATTAAAATTATCATGTAGTGTGACAGTTAAAGAATCAACTACATTTGCATAGTAGTCAGCACCTGTAGTGAGTCCAGCAACACCTGTGACACCTTCTGTCAAATATACAATTCTTTCATTCTCTCTAAACTTATGGTATGTTGAGAAACCAATAGTGTTATTTGAAAGAGACAATCCACTCTTAGTTCCAGGACCAGAGTTGAACTGAACAATATGATCAATAGAAGCAAGATTGACCTTAGCAGATGCATCAATACCTTGTCCTCCACTAATAATAACAATAGGGTCATCTGTATAGTCAAACCCATTATCAATCACCCTGACCTCTTCTAGAGACCCCTCAACAGCAACTACACCAGTAGCACCAATACCAATGATATCATTGACCTTCATGATTGGTGGATTGATTATATCATATCCTTGACCAATATTATTAATGACTATTCCTTTAATGCCACCATAGAAAATAGTATCAGGTGATTTGTAGTTAATAAGTTCAACACCATTAATTAAAATTCCATTATATCCTGGCGAAGTTCTATATTCCCCAACCTTTGTGGATGGATTATTGATTTCTCTATAGATCTTCTGAGGGGATATATTTTTTTGATAGAAGTCATAATAGCAGAACTTATTATCAGTTACAGTTCCAACAGGTGAGATGTATCTGTTATTAAAGATATCTGATGTACTTCTAGCAAGTTTAATAGTAGTAGAACTTACTCTCTTAACATAATAAACACCTTCTGTTATATTATCAAAAGCATCAACAGTCTCTGTTGTAAAGGAAATACCATTAGGTGTGGATGTAGTAACAGTAGTTACTTTTGGACTATAGTATACAGGATCTCCTGTATACAAACCATGATCAGATATTGGAGTAACAACTAGATTATCTCCAACAGCGCTACCAGAGAAATTAAACTCTCTATTGTATGGATTAGTAGGTATTGAATTGTAGTTTGGGACAGAGTTGGATGCTACAATAAAATCTCCATTAAACTTCTCATATGTGTTGAGAACATTAGCATTAATATTGTTGAGCGCAGGATACTTTGTAGAAGAACCCTTAAGAATCTGATTCTCTAGAGTCCAAGTAAGAGAAAACTGTGATTCTGAGATATTCTCAGAAAGGGTAGCAGTAAACTCAGTCTCAGACAGAACAGCAGATATAGTAAGAGATCTTTCAAGACCAGTATTACTCCTAAGAGATAATTTGTAACCAGATTTTAAAAATATGCTATCAAATGTTTTTATTGTAAATATTTTCTCACTAGAATCAACTAAAGTGAATGTTGAAACTTTCCAATTTGTCTTAATGTTATAATTCCAAGATTTAGATTTATTTTGTTTTGACTCTAAACCTAATGACTTAACATTGACAGTATCGTCTTTCTTGAAGAAGTAGGTATCACTATTGATTTTAAAATTTGTAAGAGATGTGACAACTCTTACCTTCACCTGTCCTTTAGGTGTATCAGAATAACTATAATTATTGAGACAGATATCAGTCTTTGAATTTATTGCAGTAGTGGATGTAGTAACACCTAAAAACTGAGTTAATGTCTTTTCAGAATACGCAAGAATATCCTCATCACCATCAACATTAACTACTGAGAGTGCTCCAGATGCTGGGAAACTTACTGTAGAATCTACGTCTATTACTGTTGATCCAACTGAAACACCATTGAGAATTTTAGTTTTAGGATTTGGTTCAAACTTGCCATAAACTGTTCCTTGAACATCACTATCTCTTCTATACCCATAGTCAATAGCAATTTGATAGAAATCACCTTCAGTATAATTAATCTTCTCTACATTAGTTATAGTTCCTCTAGCACCAGTTCTATTCTGATAGAACGTTTGATTCTTCAGTTCAAGAGGATCACCAAGATATCCTTCAACCACGTAGTCCTGTGTGAGTCTATAATCAGCATCAGATGGTTTGATCAAGAACTTGCTAGGTCTAATGACCTCTACATCAGCACCATATAATGCTCTGAACAAAATCTCAAATGATTGATCTGTTCCTTTTGATTTATAGAAACTATCAGAAGAAAATATGAAATTTCTTTGATCCAGCCCAGAGTAAAGCGTCCTCTCTGAGAAACCTGGAATGAATTGATTTTTAATTCTTTTGAAAAACTCTTGTAAGAATCTTACATTGAGATTGTAGATAGTAGATCCATTTTTATGGTCTTCAGAATCTGTTTTCTCAAATGTGAGTTGATCAGGGGTATTGGTCCCAATATAGTTTGTAATGCCACTGAAACCCCTTGTACACCCCTCAAAAGTGGTTTGTGTCTTGGACTCATATGAAATGATTTCATTATCAATTTGAATCAAACCATTAGATTCTGGAAACCCATCAGTAAAGTTTTGATCTGCAGACGTAACAATAGTTGTATCTAGGAAAGTTATATCTCCCAGCAAGATAGTAGAATCTTTAAGATTGAATAACTCATCAACTTTTACATACTGATCTAAATTTCTAATAAGATCATATGTTCCACCTTGATATTCTTGTGAAACATAATATTCTTTTAGGAAATCAACAAGAAGTGGAAAGTCATCCTTTACAAATTCAGGAACTTGACTCGCTATAATATCTTGGAACTTAACTCTATCTACTGCCATTTCTATTAATAGGAGTATGTTGTGGATTGTGAAGAACCAGCATTGCCAGTTGTAACAGTTACTCTAGTTGTAGTAGCTGGTACGTCTGTGTCAGCAGGTGCTGTGACTGTTTGTGTAGTTGTAAGAACAGGTGTTCCTCTAACAATACTTCCATTGGAGTAACTGGATGTAACAATATAGTTACTTCCTGAAACATCATCACCAGATGCAATTTGATCTGATACTGTATTGACTGCAACATTTCTTGTATCAAGTTGAAGATACAAATCTTGTAGTCCTATAACATCATTTGAATATGGAACAGCAGATACTTCAATGAGGGGTGTACCTCTATTTACGCTAGTAGAAATGATCTTAATTGGGTTCAATTTAATCTCACCCTTCACATAATCAATAATACCAATATTCTGTTTAACAATAACTGGTTCAGAAGGTGAATTCAACTTGAACAAGAATATACTACCAGTCTTCAAACCAGGATTGGGTTTATCTCCTAGATACACATCACCAGAAATACCACTTACTTTGAAAGCAGATGTCTTGATATTATATCCAACAACAGTTCCATTGGAAACTGGAGAGTGTCCATGATTCTTGATGTAGAATCTATTTCCAAAACACAACTCATATTCAGCAAATGCATTCAAAAGAGGTTCCATATCTCTTCTCATCTGAACAGTAGTAATGTTAGATGTAATTGAAACCTGTGTATCATCAATAATCTTCTGATACTTACTAAACTTAAACCTAGCACCAAACTTATTCAACTCTGTAGAGTTGGCATATGCATCAATATTATTAGTCACAAGTGAACCAACTACACTAGCAGATGGTGCTTTGTTCTCATTATAATAGACATAAGAATCAGTCTCAATATACAGATACTTGAGATCAACAATCTCACTTACAATACCTGCTACTGAATACTTTCTCAGTTCTCTGGAAATATCTTCCTTAATAGTATTAGAAAGATAAACACCATTCTCAGGTTTGACACTGATGAATACCTTACCATATTGTGGAGGACTGAGTTCTTCACCACCAAATGCTGAAACAGACTCTGCTTCTGAGTAAATTCTTGGTATTAATACTTCATAATCTGCTGCAGTTACAGCACGATTTTGTGATGCATAGATTAGTGGAGCATTCTTTTTAATTGATTCAACAGTTTCAATATCAGAACCACCAAAAGATTTCTGATCTGTTGTGATTAATGAAATACCATTTGTAATTGGTGTATTGTTATTATCTGCTAACTGAGCAGCAAAAGTAAATTCTGAGATATTATTACCAGATTCACCACTTGATGTGATATATCCAATCTCTACAATATTAGGTTCTTCTAATTTTGTGCCAAATATTCCATCACCAAAAAGTAATTCATATCTCTCATTATCAATCTCTTGAATAAAATAGACAGGAGAAGTAGAATTTACTTCATATAAACTATTAAACTGCTTATAGACTCTAGTAATAGTAGATCCAGATCCTTCTCTTACTAATACTGTGATTAAATCAGTATCAATGCCACTATTGGTAAGGAGGTATTTTTGATTGGGCTTTCTAGAACTTACATTGAATGATTGAGTAATATGTGTTCCTTCATAAATCTCAATATCATTAAAGATGGCAAGACCTTCACTGTTTACTGCAACTGTAATATCATCAGGGATAGAAAATACATAACTCTTATTTGAAAAACTATTGGAAGAAAGTGCTACAATGCCTCTCTTAAGAGTTACAGATACTGCTGTAGTTGATGATGTATCTACTGAAAAAGATATTAATGCCTTTGCTGCATTCCTTGACTTAGGAACATATCCTATATTTCTTGCTAAAGAAACAACATTCTCTCTGAGTGTTGCTCCATCAATAAACACCTCATTGGTTACCATATTGGCATTGTATGAGGTGATGTAAGTATTATAGGCAAGTGTGTCTATAATAGTAGAAAGATTGGATCCTTCATAATCATAATCTGTGAAGTTTGAATTCGCACGAAGATAGTCCTTGATGGACGTCTTTATTTGATCAAAATCTAAATTGCTGAAATTAACTAACGGCATTTTACCTAGTGGGTTCTAATGCAAATGTGAGTTCTTGTGTTTGTGCATCTGCACCTACAATAATATATTGAATCTTGACATCAAAAGCATTCTGGTCTGAATTGGCCTTGACTATAACATCAATTAAATTTACTCTAGGTTCATAATTTTCAATAGTATTACGTATTTGAAGATCAATACTAGCAGCAGTAAGTGCATCTAGATTGTCAAATAATAATTGTCTGACCCTAGATCCTAATGCAGGACTGAATGGTCTTTCACCAGGACCAGTAAGAATCAAATTACGAACAGATCGTGCTATAGCATTCGCATTAGTTAACCCAATTAAATCATAATTGAGTGGATTAACTAGAAAGCTAGCACTTATATCCTTAAATGGTATACTAGTCCTTTGAACTGGCAAATTTACACAAGAATTCTACCTTATTTAGTAGACTAATCTTCAGTTAATATATTCTTTGCGCCACAAATACATTCATGATTAGGATCAGAGCAATCAGTTGTCTCAAATAATCCATCAGTATTCTTTTTATTCTTATTCTTAGGTGTTAAATTATCATTAGCAATCTCACGTAACATATTGTTAGGTGCTTGACTCCAATAGTCTCTATGTAAATCCGCCATTAATTAAAAACCCCTTTCTATAAAAGTCATCATCATCAATGTATCTATACCCTTTAGGTATTACCTCAGGAACTTTATCCCATATAGGTATAGCAACAGTATTCCCATATCTAAAATCAGCATTAGGACGAAAGTGTACCTCTATTAATTTGTCCCCAATAGTCTCAATATTAATCCATTCATATCTACTCTTAAAATTATTCAATACTGGACTCAAAGGAATCTCTTCATTTATTGCTTCCCACTTATCCCATTTATAGTATGTTTCCGCGGATTTTAAACCATAAACTACTAGACTACAATCTCCCCAATGATAATCAATGGATTTATGTTGTCCCTCAAAGATCTCACACCAAAACTCTCCTGGATGTAAATGTTCTGTAGAGTTAGACAAATATTCCTTTCTGGCATATCTACCCATCCCCATGAAATTCATAGATGGCCTTACAATATAAAAACCAGGTGATGGTACTTCTAATCCTGCTGGACCACAAGTATAACCACACACCTGGCTGAGTTGTAATTTATTATATACCCACAGATCTTTAGGTGAGATAGAATCCCATTCCTCTGATACTGTGAGTTTATACATTAACGTCCTTGACCTCTATAACGTTTCTTCTTAGCATTGCCACTAGTTGCAGCATACTTTGTATGTTTCCCTGTACCCTGTCTAGTTTTCTTGGGTTGTGATTCAATGAATTCTGCACCTGACAGTGACTTTCTTACTTTTGACATATTATTTACCTATAGAAAAATTTAAATCACACGCATCTTTTCATGTCCAACACGAATACGTGGATCACACCAAATCTCATACCCTGCTTCAATAGCATCTAAACAGAATGAAACATCCTCCCCACACATATCCTGTACTGCACCAGATTCAAATACTTGCATCTTTGGTGCAAACCATGGATACTTCATATCAGTATTCTCAAAAACACCCTTCTGAATCATTACCCATCCAAATCCTGTATAGTCTACAGTAAATGGCTTCTTACGTTTTTGAATACCATCTACCATCTCATGATTCATGACCCCACCATTATTACGGAAATCATCCTCATCTAACCAATGTGCTACTGATGTAGTCTGACCATCTTCTGTACTATACCATCCAGCACTAATAGGCTTCTCTGTTCCATCCTCACTTAATGCAACATCACATAATTGCCAAAACTTCTCAGTGTTGAAAACAATATCACTATCAATCCATAACTGATAATCATACGCTAACTTGCCATCCCATGGAATTTGATCAGGACCACGTAATACATTCGCTCCTAAACACTTGCAACGAGCGAAATTTACCATAGAACTATAGTCCTGACTAATCTGAATGCTCATCCCATTCTGTACTAGATCAAAACATAACTGTACAAAGTTCTTCATGAACGTATAACTACATCCACGCCCAGGTAAACAAAATACAATACCCTTTCCTTTCATCCTCGCCTTGATGGCATCATAATCCCATTCTGCTTTCTTCTCTTTGGGAGCTGTCGCTTTCACAGTAAATCCTTTTGCCATGATTGATAATTCACTACAATATCATTTTATCAGGTTATATATCCTCTGTCAATAGGAAGACTCTTCAATATTAGGTGTGGTTTCTACAACCTCATATGAAAGATCATCCCTACCATACTCAGTCTGTAACATACCTACCATGGCATTTAATTCAATCCATTTTCCCTCAAAGTTCTCTTCCTTTATACTAGACAATATACATTCTTCTTTCAGGTATATGTGGTAAAATTTTTCTGGGGCAATTTTTTTCATATCACCGTTTCTCCTTTTGAAATTATATAGTAGAATAAAAAAAAAGAGATCAATATAGATCTCAAAGGAATATACTTTTGTAGGTTGCCCTAGACCGGTCTTTTTCGTAGGGGGGGGGGGTCCTTTGAATACCTTTCAATAC